ATATTCCAAACACAAGCGCAGGCAACGATGCGTTAGTGCTGGCGGAAAGAAACGATTTGGCCGGCTGCAGTTTCGGCTTTGTCGTTCCAAGGGGCGGCGAAAGCTGGAACGGCAATAAGCGGACATTGACCAACGTCGACTTGCGGGAAATCAGCATCATTTCGGGCGGCTGGCCGGCATACGAAGGAACCGAAGTCATTGCCCGAAACCGGAATGAATCCATTTTGCCTTTGCGTCTAATCCTCGCCCGCAAATATCTCGAAACGGTGCGATAGCAATGGGCCTCTGGCAGCGCATCATGGGCAAGACTGAAATCAGGGAACGGCCGCTATTGGCCGACCCGTATTTTAGTGACTTCATGGCGATGCGGTCGAGCGGCTTTGCCACATCTGATGCCGTGTTGAGCAATTTGGCCGTTGCCGCCCGTTGCGTGGCCTTGCGGTCGGAAATGTTGGCATCGGTGCCGTTGTTTCTATTCCGCCGCCGTGCCGATGGCGGGCGGGACCGGGCAAGCGACAATCCGCTTTATGGTGTTCTGCACGACATCTCGAACACATCGCAAAGCGCATTCGAGTTTCGAGAGCTGCTAATTCGTTGTCTCGACCTGTCCGGCAATGCTTACGCCCGCATCGAAAGTAATGCTCGTGGCCAGGTCGTTGCGTTGTGGCCCATTCCGCCGCATGACGTGACGATTGAAAAACTAGCGTCGGGTCGGCTGCGATATCGCATCTATAACGGCACGAAAACCGAAACGTTGCTGCAGGATGAAGTGCTGCATATTCGCGGTGCATCGCGCGATGGCATCATCGGCTTGTCACCAATAGCAATCGCGCGTGGCGCGTTATCGCTGGCCCTGTCACAGACCGACACGGCGGCTGCTCTTTCGCGCAATGCGTTGCGGCCATCCGGCATGGTGTCGTATCCGCAACAACTAAACCTAGACCAAAGGGCAAGAGTCCTTTCCGACCTGACCAACTCATATGCTGGCACCAGCAACGCCGGTCGAGTGTTAGTCACGGACGGCGGCGCAAAGTATGAAAAGCTGGCTTTCAGTCCCGAGGATGCGCAATTTTTGGAAAGCCGAAAGCTGGCAACGAAGATGTTGCGCGAATCTTCGGGCTGCCGCCAACGTCAGTCGGCATCACCGACAAGGCGACCTATTCCAACACCGAACAGGAAGCGCGGGCGCTGGTGCAAAACGCGCTCGGGCCACTCGCCGGCCGCATCGAGGCGGCCATGCAGCGATGTCTGCTGACCGATGTCGGCCGCCGTACGCTCTATATCGAGCATGATTTAGATGGATTACTGAGAGGTGACGTTGCTTCGCGTTTCGAGGCGTATCGCATCGGCCGCGAAATCGGCGTCTACAGCTCGAACGACATTCGACGCTTCGAGAACGAACCGCCCCTGGGCGCAATCGGAGACGTTTACAATCAACCGGCAAATTGGTTGCCGCTTGGCGCGTCACCGCAGGGGAGCGCACCGTAATGGCACGCGGCCCGTCGACATTTAAGCAGCAAGATTTGACGCGGGCCTTGAAGGCGGCGCGGGCCGCTGGCGTCGAAGTTGCCAGATTTGAAATCGAGAACGGCAAAATTGTCATCGTGACCGGCAAGCCGGCAGACAGTAATGCGACAAATACCAACCCGTGGGATGAGGTTTTGACCGATGCTAAGAACTAAAAGCGGTCTCCCTAAACACTGCTGTTGGAATACCGACCACCACGGCAAGCGTCGTGTACGGTTTCGCAAAGCAGGCTTTACGACCTATCTCACCGGCACGCCATGGTCTGAAGATTTCATGCGCCAGTATGCAGCGGCGCTTGATGGTGTGAAGGCACAAGCAAACAATATCGGCCTTGGCTTGCGAACGACGCCGGGGTCATTCAATACATTGGTTGTTAGCTATTATCGCTCGCCTGATTTCCTGGGATTGAAACCAAGTACACAACGCGCCCGCCGCAATGTCATCGAACGCTTTCGCCGTGACCATGGCAGCAAGCCACTCAAAGGACTTCACCGGCAACACATCCGGGACATCATCGGCGCCAAGGCAGCAACACCCGAGGCAGCCAACCATCTGCTCAAGACGCTGCGCATCATGCTGGCCTATGCCGTCGACCAGGGCATGATTGCCAACAATCCGGCAACCGGAGTGAAGAAGTATCGCAGCCAAGGCGACGGTCATCACAGTTGGACCGAAGCCGAGATTGCACGATTCGAAGCGCGGCATCCGGTCGGAGGCAAGGCAAGGCTCGCATTGGTGTTAGGGCTGCGGACCGGACAGCGTAAGGGCGACGTGCTGCGTATGGGCTGGCAGCATGTGACCGGCGACGCAATCGCGGTACGTCAGGAGAAGACCGGCGCATCGTTGATGATACCGATGCACCCCGAACTCAAGGCCGCGTTGGCATCGGTACCGCGTGGCAATTTGACCTTCATCGTGACCGAACAGGGCGCACCGTTTACATCGGCAGGCTTTGGCAACTGGTGGCGTGACCGCTGCAATGAGGCTGGCCTGAAGCATTGTAGCTTCCATGGATTGCGCAAAGCGGCTGCGACACGATTGGCAAACGCCGGCTGCAGCACCGACCAGGTGAAGGCCATCACCGGGCATCGTTCGCTGGCGGAGGTTGCACGCTACACACGCGCGGCCGACCAGCAACGTCTCGCACGGCAGGCTCTCGACATTCAGTTGAAGACGGAAGGCGAACAAACATTGTCCAACCTCTCTACCCGGTTGGACAAAACGGGGAGCAAGTAATGGAAATCAAACGACAAAGTTTTGAGGGTGGAGGCCACGGCCGGAATCGAACCGGCGTGCACGGATTTGCAGTCCGCTGCGTCACCACTCCGCCACGTGGCCAATACTGGGAAGGCGTCGGGTGCCCAAGCCTATATAGGAGCGAAAGCCGCGCGACAATCTCGGGTAAAACTTGCCTTTTCGGCCCCATTCCCGCACAAGACATGACCTTCCGCGTATTTTAATCGAGACCGACGATGACCGATTTCGCCGCCGCGCGCCGTAACATGGTGGAGGGTCAGGTCCGAACCGCCGACGTGACCGATTTGCGGATCCAGTCAGCAATGCTCGAAATTCCACGCGAGAGATTTGTGCCGTCGGCGTTAGCAGATCTCGCATACCTTGATCTCGATCTTCCGGTTGGGAAGTCGGGATCACGCCGGCTGCTCAAGCCAATGGTCTTTGCCAAACTGATTCACGCTGCTGAGATCTCCTCCGCCGACCGGGTTCTGGACGTCGGCTGCGCGACCGGCTACGGCGCGGCAATACTTGCCCGCCTTGCCCGGGAGGTTTTTGCACTCGAGGACGATGAGGACCTCGCCCGGATGGCACGGTTGGCGCTCTCCGATCAGCAAAATGTCAGATTAGTGACGGGCCCATTGATCGCCGGCTGGGCAAAGGACGCGTCCTATGACGTCATAGTGCTTGAGGGGGCGACTGAAATCGCGCCGCAGTCCTTTCTGGGTCAGCTTAGGGATGGGGGGCGCCTGGTGGGCATCCTAGGCAGCGGGCCTGGTGCCAAGGCTATGCTTTATTGCAGGAGTCGGGACGAACTCGGTGGACGGCCCATTTTTGATGCCAGCGCGGCCGTCCTGCCTGGTTTTGCCAAGTCCCCGGTTTTTGCCTTTTGAGTGTTCCATTTGGAAGACAGTCCGTTCCAAACGTTGCGAAAATACCCCAATCCGTCTCCAAATTGCGGACTAAGCCCCCTGGGGGTTTTAAGCCCAGGCTAACGGGCCTATTGTTCCGTTTCCATGAGTTGACGCGATTCTGGCGCGATGCCGTCGCGTGGCGGACGGGGTTTGAATGGCGGGGTGGGGCCTTTGTAAGGGCGTAGGGGGGCTTTCGGTCAGCACGACCGCCTGCGCCGGTTGGCTGTTGGTTGCCCAACCAGTCTTGGCGGACACCCTCGAAGGGGCGCTGGTTCTGGCCTATCAGAACAATCCGACGCTGAATGCGCAGCGCGCCTCGGTGCGCGCGACCGATGAGGGCGTGCCGCAGGCGCTGGCCGGCTATCGGCCGCGGGTGTCGTTCAATGGCTCGGTGGGCCCACAATATACGGACTTCAATGCCCGCGACAGGACGTTCATGCCCAACTATCAGCAGTTGTCCGGCACCATGACGCCGAGAAACTACGGGCTGACGGCGACGCAGACGCTCTACAACGGCTTTCAGACCCCGAACCGCACCCGGCAGGCGGAGAGCCAGGTGCAGGCGGCGCGCGAGACGTTGCGGGTGGCCGAGCAGGGAACGTTGCTCAACGCGGTGACCGCCTACATGAACCTTCTGCGCGATAGCGCGATTTTGGATCTGCAGCGGCGCAACGTCGAGGTTTTGCAGGAGCAGTTGCGGCAGACGCGCGACCGCTTCAATGTCGGCGAGGTGACGCGCACCGACGTTGCGCAGTCGGAATCGCGTCTCGCCGCCGGGCGCTCGCAGGTTCTGAGCGCAGAGGCAACCTACAAGGCCTCGGTTGCGACCTACCGGCAGGTGATCGGGGTCGAGCCCGGGCGGCTGGCGCCGGGTGCACCGGTTGACCGCTTCTCGCCGTCGACGCAGGCGGCCTCGATCGGGGTGGGCACGGCGACGCACCCGGCGGTGACCAGCGCGCAGTATAATGTCGATGCGGCGCTGTTGCAGGTGAAGGTTGCGGAGGGAGCGCTTTA